TAAGAGGTGACAGAGCCGAGACAATTCCTAATACCTTACGCTTTGATACACTTAATCTACTAAAGGCAGAAAGAAAATCTGATACTTGGGAGCCAAAGGTATTGGCTTCTTTATACCAGTCATTTTTCTCTGACTCTAGGCTATCAGCATACACCCTAAGAATATTATTCTTTATCTTAGTTCTTGAGTATTCAAACTCACCAATTTTAATTGTTTGCATAGGCAAACCTCCACTTTAGTTATAAAGAGTATAGGCTATCGCCCTCTAGAGTAAATAGCAATAGCCCATATTTTTTACAACTTTGCACCGACTTACTAGCTATCGCAAGAGGTCAGTTTAATAGTATTCTCATCACCTATAAAGGTGGATAGCTTGTAACAACTAAAACAAAATTGAGCAGTTTACTGTCATACTCAGGACAAAGCAAGCCTATGGAGAGAAACTTGCTAGTCTTTTGTTTTCATGTATGCATAGCATCCGTCATGCTTGCTTGCATATACATTAGCTGTTTCAAAATCTACATCATCTAACATTGTAAGTCCTGAGTCATCAGCGACATACCATAGACTCTCTTGCATTTTCCTATCCCAATCATCTATATGTAAATCGGTTAGGTATTCTTTCATCGTATCATATTGTTGCATAGTCCTCCTGTGTTATCCAAGCAATTAAATGCTTGGGGTTTGTTTGATTGATGTACTTAATTATCCATACAAAAACCAATAAGTCAAATGAAATCTATCCCATCCCATTTCAGTTATTAATTTTTAAAGGCACAAAAAAAACCCAGCTTTTTAAGGCTGGGTTTTAGTAGCATTACTTAGCTTTGACTTTAATAGCATTTAAACGGGCTTTTCTTATTTCGCTCTGAAAAGCCTTGAATAACTCCATAGTGGCATTGAATGTCTCATCATTAATCACTAATTCATTATTTTCATCTAGTTCACAATGACTTTCAAAAAAGATTTTATTCTTAGATTGAAATTTATTGTCATTATCTGCTGTCAAGTTAATTTTTAAATCAATGTCGCTTATATCCTCAACGATTTCAGCCTTAGGTTTTACCTTAGGCTTAAGCATTGGAGACATAACGCAAGGCTGTAAAGTGTTGATTTCAACATTTTTCATAGATTGCCTGTTTTCTTTTTGGAAAAATGGCTGGCTATCATCCTTGACTAAATCATTAAAAACCCATTCTATGCATGATTTTAATGATTTCATATCATCGATTAACTTTTCAACTTTTAAGCAATTCATAACTAATTCAATTTCATGCAATTTCGCAAGGCTCTTACCATCAGCACTAAGCGTTGACAATGTTTTTCTCACTTTGTTACGCATTGTTTTTTTCTTAGTTCCAACAGCCTTTACAGCCTTTAAAATCTCAAGGCTTTCAGTGTTTTCAGCCTTGTTAATTGATTTAATTATTTCAGTCTTGCTAAGTTCTACTACATCATTAGGTATTAAGTCTTTCATTGTTATTCTCCATTTATTAAAAGTAAAGAATTACATACTTAATACTGGCATTACTTACTAGCAGTGCCAGTAATAATGCAGTAATTCCGAATTGTTAAACTCAAGCAATTAAATGCTTGAAAGCTAGAAACAAGCCTTTCAGCTTGTGCCGGTTATCCATGCCGGCTAAATCAATGTCACTAGGAATACTTACTATTATCCATAGATTTGAAAGCCTGTCAACTTATTTTTAAATGCCTTGATTTTAAAGGGTTTTTCAAGCAATTAAATGCTTGAGAATTTCATTGAAAAGTACATCATTTTAAAACTGTGTATGAATTCATTATTATGAATAGGTATATATGATTTGATGCATATGACATCGTATGAATGTATAAATGTGCATGAATTGCTATGTATTAATTACTGTGTATGTATTCATGGGTAGTAATTCATATATATGTTTGACTCGGACATACCAATGAATAGATGTGCATGAATTCATATATATGTTTCCTTGAAAGCGGGGAAGGGGGGACACCCTTTTGCAAAAAAAACGCCCAGAGCCAAACCATGCCACATATAAAATTTTTATTTTTTCAACTTAGTGTGTAGTATGTGTGTGTTTCATCCCAGATTCGGGGATTCAGATTTCGGCATAAGAAAATAAAAGTAGGATACTACACTCCATATGGTATAATATTGTTTCATTACAAATGAAGTCTTAAACATACCTAGAATACTAGTGAAGATATACTACACACTACTTACTACTATAAACAATCACTAGAATATTCTAGGTAACAGCCAAAACAATATTTGAATTCTGGTATAATACTAAACTTATGGCAAACAAAGGAAACATCTCAGCTGATTCTGAACAAGAAATCAGAGAAATTGAGAAAGAACTCGAAGAAGAGCTTAGATATGCAGTAGCATCTGCTAAAGGTATAGTACCTGCTGATGCTGTATTAAAGATTGAGCGTAAAAAAGGCAGGCCGACTGGTGGACTTAGTGCAGAATCTAAGAAAGCTGGTGGTAAAAAGTCTAGAATAAAGCGTGGACAGACGTATAAACCTACAGATGACGATTATTCTAAAGTAGAAGAGATGGTTACTATAGGATTAGACCAACACACTATAGCTAAAGTAATGGGTATTAGTAACGCCACCCTAAATAAATATTATTCTCATAATCTAGCGGTAGGTAAAGAGAAAAGAACTGCAAGAGTTGCAGGTGTTGCTTATGAAATGGCGGTCAGTGGAGAATCTCCTAGCATGACTACGTTTTGGTTAAAGACTCAGGCCGGATGGTCTCCGAAACACCACGTTGTTGTAGAGGATAGACAGTTTGACATACAATGGGCCAGCAATGAAACTGACATTGCAGACGCAAATCAAATATTAAGGAACAAGGATAGCAAAGTACACTAGTATTTATGCAAGAGGAGAGGAAATCCATAGTAATTCCCTATACACCTAGGGATTTACAAAAACACTTACATACTAATCTAGATAGATTTAATGTAGTTGTATGTCACAGGCGGTTTGGTAAGACTGTGTTTGCTATAAACCAGCTAATCAAAAGTTCTGTAGAAGATATACAAGCTGGTAAGCCCGCACCTAGGTATGCATACATTGCACCACTATTTAAGCAGGCAAAAACAGTAGCATGGGATGAACTTAAGAGATTATGTTCTGTATTTCCCGAAGTAAAGTTTAACGAGGCAGAACTAAGAGCCGACTTTATGGGAGCGAGGATACAGCTATACGGGGCAGACAATTACGACACCCTCAGGGGAATTTATTTAGATGGTGTAGTGCTTGATGAGTACGCTCAGATGAACCCTAAGATGTTCTCTGAGGTTATAAGACCAGCACTATCAGATAGGAAGGGGTATGCAATATTTATTGGTACACCTAAAGGGAAAAACGAATTTTATGATTTATACCACTCAGCACCGGATAGGAAGGGATGGGCTAGATTCTTATACAAGGCGAGTGAAACAGGGATATTAGATGATGAAGAGCTTGAACTTGCGAAACAGGATATGGCAGAGACTGAATTTGAACAAGAATACGAGTGTTCTTGGTCTGCTGCACTTAGAGGTGCGTATTATGCTAAAGAGATTGAAACTGCTTATGAAGAAGACCGAGTGGGGAAAGTCCCTTATGACCCGTCTAAACAAGTAGTAACAGCATGGGACCTTGGGGTCTCAGACGCAACGAGCATATGGTTCGTGCAATTTGTAGGTAAAGCAGTACACGTTATAGATTATTATGAAAGTTCAAACGAAGGGTTGCCACACTATATAGATGTATTAAATAGAAAAGGCTACCACTATGGTGCACACATAGCACCACACGATATAGTAGTTAGAGAATTTTCTACTGGTAAGTCAAGACGAGACCTAGCATTTGACCTAGGAATTGACTTTCAAGTAGCACCAAAGTTAAAAGTTATGGATGGTATTGAAACAACTAGAACCTATTTAAACAAATGCTGGTTTGATGAGTACAATACAAAAAAGGGATTAGAAGCATTACTACAATATAGAAGTAGTTATGATGATAAGAAAAAGATTTGGTCGCAGAAGCCGGTCCACGATTGGACTTCACACGCTAGCGATGCATTTCGTTACTTGTGTACAACAGAGGTAGTATTCACAGGTAATGATAGTGTCTGGGGAAAGGAACTTCCTAAGACTGATTTGAGTTGGATAGTATAAGGAGAAGATATGAA